TTACTTCGAGCGTGGGTTGATGGAGATCAAGTCTATGGACCTGCTAGACGAGATGAAGGGCATTGTCCGTGAGGGCGGGTTTATCGGTGCGCCTGGGCGCGGCAAAGATGATAGAGTTATTGCCAGTGCGCTCGCTGCTGTTGCCTACGCCGAGCAGGTTCAACCTCGATTGATTGCCATGAGACTGACGAAAGAAATCTCTCATGCCCAAGAGAACCAGACTCCGGAGCAACTCGCTGCTGGACGCAACGTATCTGACTACCTCAAGAAAATCGGGATGTACGGTGGCTCTACACACTGACCTCACAATCGTATCTATCCACGGCCACACTGACGGTGCTGCCGCTATCCCCAGCCTGGTAGAAAGCCTATCCCAATTGCCGGGAAGCAGGGGTCTACTCATTTCCTTGGAAAGACCTCCTTCCTTGCCAGACCACATCTGTTGGAAACAAACAGCACCGCTGGATTACTTCCAATACTCGATGTTCTGTATGTACTGCCTGCACCAGTACATCGAGACGGAATACTGTCTTGTCGTGCAAGACGATGGTTGGTGTCTTAACGGCGCTAACTTCACAGACGAGTACTACGAGTACGACTATGTGGGCGCACCTACTCACATGGGCATCCTGGGCGACCAGGCTATGTTACGATTCTCGTGGACCCAGGTGAAAGATCCCATCGTTGTCCAGAACGGTGGGTTCTCCCTGCGTAGCCGCAAGTTCCTGGAAGCCCCTGCCAAGCACGGCGTTGTACACCATTTGTACACACAACAGCCGTTCATCAACGAAGATGTTCAACTTTCAGGATTGTTGCGTCCTCAACTGGAATCCTTGGGAATCCGGTTTGCACCGTTGAACATTGCCAAACACTTCTCGATTGAGTACATGGGTCCAGGCCTACACGATGATATTGACCTAGAGCGCCTAGTCGGTCATCACGCACCCACCAGAAAATTGGTGGGGCATAAATCCATTGTCATCAAGAACACGGCAGAGGAATGCGATAACATCTTTGGCGAACTTGATTTCCTGATGTTCTTGCAAGACAAGGGCTACAAGTTTGAATACCGTCATTCCTAAACAAGAACTCAAAATTTTGGTTGGCAAACTCCTGCGAGACAAAGAACGTGGGATCTCCATCCAGAGATTTGCTGATCTCTGCGGTATCTCCAAAGACCTCTTGCACGACGTTTTCATCTATGAGATCACACCCATGTCAGAGACCACCCAGCGCCGGGTCTCTGCTGCCTACAAGGCTTGGGTAGACGGTCGGGTCAAGATCATGAGGAGGAAAGACAAGACTACCTACGTTGACTATCGCAAGACACCAGAACCTGCTATCTTCCCGCACATGGGGATCGTGAACTCCCCTGACGGATTCAAACTATCTATCGGCCCCCGTAATCGTCACGATTACTCTTATCCTACTTTGGACGAATCATGAGCGTACTCCACGACTATCTTTGCGCGTCTCACGGCCTCTTCGAATCTTATGAGCCTGAGTGCCCTATCAAATTTTGCACAGCAGAACTCAACATGGTTTTCCTAAAACCAGTTGCTCTCAAATCAGATAAGACAAAACAGGCTGACCGACACCTGCGCGGCCTAGCCCAAGACTTCAAGATGTCAGACATCAAGTCCACCCGTGAAGGTGACACCCAAGCCGGTTACCATCCCCATCAAGTCCCTGAAGAGCCAAAAGAGAGAGAGCCTCGCCCAGGCGATGCGGCAATTTGGGGTGGCAACTTCCAGAACATCAATATGAAGGCAGCACTTGCAGGACAGGTCGCCCAGTCGGTTCGTGGAGAATCTGTTGGCGTAAACCCGAAAGATGCTGGTAACCTCACGGGACCAAAGGCGGCAAGTTATATGTCTGACCATGAGAACTTGGCAATAACACCATGAGAATTCCGAGCGAGCCGGTAGAACGGGAAAACTTCTACCTAGACCTCATTCACAAGTGCGCTGTCTCCATGCCAGAGCGACGCACCGATTACGGAGGTCTTCGCTCGTGGTATCTGTTTGGCAATGGTCCGGACGAAGCACCGGCCATGTACAACAAGATCTTTCCTCACATAGATCAGTTGTCATCCTTCCTCTACTCTGCCGAAACCACCCGATTCTCCATAGACTTGGGTGCGGCAGTTCCAGATGAAGAGCAGGCCAAGCTCCCGGTCTTGACCCGCGCACTCAACGATGAATGGCTAAACAGCAATGCTGACCAAGTATTCTCGACAGCGGTTTCATGGTCTCTCTGCTACAACAGCACCTTTATTAAACTGGTTTATCGAAACGGTATTCATCCGTATCTCGTGGAACCGGCCAGCATCGGTGTCCTGCGAGAAGACACTGCATACACAGACCGACAAGAAGCAATAATTCAGACTTACTACATCACGAAGTCTGAACTCTACAACCGTCTCTACAGCCACCCGCAGCGGGAAAAGATTGTAGAGCGCGTGTCGTATATGCAGCACGAGCGCACGGAAGTCGCTAACGGTGTGCAGCGCATCATCATGAGCCAGACGGACCCGACTCTCTACGGGAATGTGAACCTCGATCTCTCTGGCGGAAACCGCTACAAAGCCCAGGTCGCAGAAGAAACCGTTGAGATGACGGAACTCTGGGTCTGGAACGATGAGACTGGCGACTATCAAGTGGTCACCCGCGCAGATCCGGATGTCATCATCTATGATCGTCCTGGCGCAACCGTCTTCTTGAAAGGCGAGCTGCCCTTCATCCAAGTCTGCCCGCTGCCGCTCTACGATTACTACTGGGGTCAGTCAGAAGTTTCTCGGCTGATCTACCTCCAGCAAATGCGTAACAAGCGCATGACCGAGATTCTGGACATCCTGTCCAAGCAAGTCAGCCCACCTACGGCACTCATTGGATTCACTGGAATCCTAGACGAGAAGAACTTTGCGCTCAACCGCGCAGGCGGGATCTTGGCGACCGATATGCCAAGTGCCAAGGTTGAAAAGCTATCCCCGCAGATGCCGCCAGATCTCTTCCGCGAGATCAGCGAGATTGACTCCATGTTTGAGGAAGCCTCTGGCATCGTGTCTGTCTTGCAAGGTCGCGGTGAGTCCGGGGTCAGATCGTCCGGTCATGCCAGCCAACTTGCCCGTCTGGGGTCTAGCAGGGCCAAAAAACGGGCGCTTGTCATCGAAGATTCGCTAGAAAAAATGGCGACTCTGTATCTCAAACTCATGCAGGCGTATCCAAACACGCATTACACGGATACTCGTGGCAATCGGTTCATTGCCGAGCAATTGCCCAAGAATTACGCTGTAAAAGTGGATGCGCATAGCAATTCACCCATCTTCATGGAAGATTTGCGTCAATTGGCGTTCAATCTGTTCAAAGCACAAGTTATTGACAAGGAATCCTTGCTAGACTTGCTTGAACCACCCATGAAACAACAATTAAAAGACCGTCTCAAGAAAATGGAAGCAACACAAGCCCAGCAAGCGGCTATGCAGCCTCCAAAGGAGCAATAATGGTCACGCAAGGCTACACAAAGACCGGGGATCAGCCCCGCGTTACTGCTAAAAGTCTAGATTCAAGACAGGCAACTCCATCCTTGACGTACCGTACACAGACGAATAGGATGGGTTCTGCTGGAAATTCTTCCCGCATGACCCGTGACTACACACGAAGGTAATTGCAATGTACAAAGCACACAAGCGCGGTCGTAAGACCCGCCGGTAATCCCGGCTAAAGAGTTCGATGGGTATGGCTGCTTGCCCTTCTCAAGTGGCCCCGCAACCAGGAGATCGTCATGGCACGTCGTGGTCGTAAAGGTCGGAAGTAATCCGAACGTAACAGGTTCTTGAACCGGCCTGCGGGAGGTGGGCGATGAGCCTCCCACTTGACTTGATTTGTAATTAGGTATAAAAGGTCGCACATGAGCGTACCAGCAGATAAATTGATGGACTTGATGAAGAAGGGTCAAAAGACTGACAGTCCTTCTGAAACTCCTGCGGCTCCGGGAACATCTACTCCCGAAGCCCCCCCAATGGCTGCTCCTATGTCCACTCCTGAAAAGCAGATGGGCACTCGTGAAGCGGCAATGATTAATGTTTCTATTGCGCTTGATCTTCTTGACCAGTCTCTCCCGGCAGTCGGTGCAGACTCGGACGAAGGCAAGGCAATCATGGAAGCCTCTCGCAAACTTGGTGGTTTGCTGGGCGGCAAGCGTAATGAAACTGGAGAACTCCAGCAGTCAGAGATTCTGCAAATGTTGCAGACGCTACCCAAGGCTGGTGGTATGACTCCTGAGTCTCGTGCAATTCAGTCAGCCCCGCCTCCGGGAATGACGCCCCCTGGCGCAGGCGCGCCAAAACCCCCTGGACTAGGATAAGCAATGGACCTCTTTAAGCCACGCGGAGCCTCTGCTCCCCGCCGCCCAACTGATGATCGTCAGGAAAATGGGCAGATTGTAAACACGCCACGCTTCTCGCGTTTCGGCGGTATTGACAAGCCATCTGATCTT